AGAGGAAGTTAAATCTCAGATTGGAGATTTGCTTGTCAGTAAATCGGGATTTTTTGCGTCAAGAGAAATGTTCGAACAAATGGCCATAGGTGGAAGGTTTACGCCTCAAGCGATGGACAACATGGCTATAGTATCAAACATATTTGAACTTATTCATCAAGAAGCAATTGATGGAGGCCCGGATCAAAACGCTGCACGAAGAGTTATGGAGATGATAACTCAAGGTTCTCACATTTCAGAAACGGACGCCTATTTGTCTGGTTTTTTCTCTAAGTATATTCAGACTCGGACAACTTGATTTTTCTCCGGAGAATCTTGATCACCTTCCCACAAACAGAAGAAGTTTCATAGCTTTTGCCAGAGACGCAATAGCAAAATCAAGCGCACCAACACTGACTACTGATGTTTCATTGAAATATATAACTCAAGCAGGTCTTGATTTTATTACATCTGATGCAGGCCTGAAAAGAGCTGCAGTCAGAGCGGAATTAACCAGTTTGTATTCTAGGCCAGAAATAAGATCAATAGCCGAAGAAATAATTCAGGCACAAAGAGACGCAGATGCAGCAGTGGGTATTGCAAGTGGTCCGATAACCGCACAAGAAATAACGGCAAAAGCAAACGAAATACAAAATTTGACAGGAAAAATATCTTTTAACCCAGAATCAAGATCATACGAATTTCAATCCATAGAAAGAGCATTTTTGCCACCAGGCGCGTTGCCCTTAGAACAATACAGGAGAACAGTTGACACTCCTATTGCAAGAGATTATCTCAGAAACAATATTGAACAATCAGTAAATCCAGCAAACAACACAAGAGTAAATTTTCGGAGCAGGAATGTCAGGGACGGTCAATCCCTACATCTCTAGGCAAATTTCGTCTGGATTGACCTACGGAGACCTGTCTGTGTTGGAACAGTCAAGACTATTAGCTGATTTTTCTTACGGTGGATCAGAATCAATGGTTCTTGGTGATATAGTTCAGAGCACTTTTTCAAGTCAACTAATAAAAGATAGACTTTCTGAAATAGATGACGCATCATTGATTCAAGCAATGACATCTTTGACCAGGGAAATTCCGAGAGAAGCATCTTTGAGAGAAGAATTATTAAGAGGTAGAAAACATCTCCCCGACGCCGGTTATGGTGAATTGACGAGAAGAATGACGGAATCAGGTGGAATAGAAAGATTAGCCAGAGTGGCGGCCGGGATAGGAAGCCCTTATGCTTCCCAAGATTTGGCCACAAAAGCACTGAATGCAGAAATATCAAGATCTACCGCAAGGCAAGGATTGGTAATAGGGTCAGAAAGAGCAATCGCACTTGGTGCAGCGGCAGGTCCTGATCCGTTTAGGTTCGTTAAACATTCTGAAATTCTTTCGGAATTAGGAATTAGCTATTTCCAACCAAATACAAAAGCAAGATTTTTGGGTCAATCAACCGGTTTGGCTTCTACTGGACAATCAATAACTCAATCAAAAATTCTGGCAACAAACACCATGTCGCAAAATATGATGGTCAGATACAGGGACGAAGCTGGTCTTTTGCAAGAAGCAAGATTGTTTGATCTTGCAAGAACGAATCCTGGAGCCGTTTTGGTTAGACAAGATATAACTGATGCTGCTGGAGCCTTGGTTCCTGTGGGGGGTGCGGTTACGGATCAGCAACTGACTAACGTTACTGCCGGTTCATTGAATAAGGTCAGACTTTCAAGAGTCTCTAATCAAGATCAAGGTATGTTCAATATTTACATGGCAGGACACGGTACTACCACTGAAGAAGCGGAAATTTTGGCTGATTCATTGATACAAGCAGCGAGATCAGAAATCACAGACATTGAAGCACGACTCCTTGATATGGGTGAAGTAGCAGATCTTGATCCGATAGAGTTAGAACACTTGGAAAAAGGCAAGGAAGAGTTAACTAATTTTTTATCCTTGATAGATTCACCTGGCGTACTGGACGAGGAAGAAAAAAACAGCAGAGAACGTTTGGTTGAAGCGATACAAAGTCAACGGAATTTCGATTGGTGCGATAAGTGGTGAGCCAGCACAGGGAATACAAGATGCCGTAAGACAAGTGAGCGTAACTCCTGACATGGACGTATTGCTCGGAAATAGAACCGCAAGAGTGATCAACATAGGGGAAGAAGGAGCGATATTGTCTCCTTTTGAAAGATCAGACTTGGCAACTGACGCAACTGGAGCGGCAAGAGACGCGCTCGATGTGGCAACAGAAAATGCGACAAGAGACTCTCAAGCAGTCACCGTTGCCAACGCGTTAAGTGATGCAATAGACGAAAGAGGAATCGCTTCCAATATAAGAGAAGAAATGGATACTTTAAAAATTGGTAGGTCTTTTAACGACAGGTTTGGTTCTACTTTAAGAGCATATCAAAAATACAAAAAACCCATCGCAATTGGAGTTGCGGCACTAACTGCACTTGGAGTTGGTTACTATGGTTACAGTAAAATAAAGAAAAGACAACAGTACGACGAAACAATGGAAGAACAGCCTTCTATGCCGGCAAGGGCTCCAAGGCAAGATCTGTTGACGGAAGAGTCCTCAATGTCACCATATTCCAGAATACAAGATCCTCTTTCAACCGCTGGAGTAGTCGGAAACTTGGACAGAAGAAAAATAAACCACACCGCCATGGGTCCCAATAAATATGATTATTTGTTCAGTTAATTCACGGAGATAAAAAATGCCAGCGATGAGAACGGGTTTAAAAATTGGTAAAGGATTGTTGAAGGCTGGAAAAGCTGCGTCCAACGTTCCCGGAGTGAGAAAGGCTGGTATGGGTTTGCTTTTTGGTGGCGCAGCAGTGGCAGGAATAGTCGCTGGTTCAAAATCAATTTTTGACGCCGCTCAAGACGTAGCTTTTGACGATCCCGAAGCAGACAGAAAGTTCACCGGTCAAGATTTTGGGCCAGGTTTCTATGCTTCACAAGCAGTTGGTGGACCAGTTGCTGCGATGGGTAGGGCAGTTTCTCCGTTGGGTGCTGGTGGAAGAGCAAAAGCCGCTTTCATGACTCGGAGTGGGAGGTCTTGCTGTTACTGCTGCTGGTGTTTCTGCAATGGCGGGAGGATTTGGGGCAATTCGGAGTAAGCAAAGGTATTGGCGCGATAAGAGAAAAAGTATTGGGTAAGCCGATGAAAACCGGAGCTGAAAAACTTATTTCTACTTTAGGTAAAAAAGGTGGAAAATACGGCGGTGCTTTGAGTTTGGTCGGAGCAGGTGTTGCAGCCGGTGGAATGTACGCGGCAAAAAAAGTTTTTGACAGATCAGCAAAAAACATGCAAGACAATCCCTACATTGATCGTAGAAGGTTGATTCAAGGTCAGAACATGAACGACACTCCTTCGATAAAAAGAAGACTCGGTGCTTCTGGTGACATAGTTTTGCGGAATGCAAAATTCTAGAAGAGGATATTAATAATGGCTGACCCAATGTACGGTAACGCTCCAGATGTAGGGGAAGGTCAATCGCCTTTTGATGTGTACAATGAGTTTACTGCTCCGACTTCATTTCAAGCTTTTATGGGATTCAATGCGGTGAGGGGCGCAAATACGATAATGAAAGGTGGATTCCTGGACACCAACAGGACCACTGGAGCTTTTTTCAGAAGAAATGATACACTGAGAAGATTCACTGGTTCTGGTGCATCAAGAAGATTGACTGGGACGAGCTATGCGGACATGGTTGGAACGAGAGCGCCTGGTTCTTCGGTCTTTGGTGGATTTATGGGAAGAAGAAGAAAACTGGCCGATTTGTCAGTTTCTCATATTTCGCCTTCTGCTGGAATTTTGAACAGACTTGACGACACAGAAGACATATTGAGGGGACTGAAAGCCGCACCGACCGGTAAAGGACTGCACACACCAAAATTTAGACCAAGACTTGCTAACCACTTGGATCCAAGATCAATGTTCAGATTTCATTCTACTTCTGCGGTAACTCAGGCTCCTGGTCTATATTCTCCGGTTGGAGCAATGGCAAAAACTCTTGGTGGAGTACTGCAACATACCAACATGGGCAAATCGATCATGTCAGAGGCAGGCGCTTATCGTAGGGCGATGTCTGGCACCGGAGGTTCTGTCGCAAGAGGATTGATGGCAGAAGGAAGATCGGCAGATGAAGTCGCTAGAATAATGAGTCATAGGGCAACTGGTTCGGATCTTGAATTGACCAGCGGCGGATTCATGATGTACGCCAGAGCAGGCGACAAGATGACGAGGCTGGAAAGAAAAATAGCAGCAAGACAAGCCGCGGGCAAAGATACGACGAGACTAACAAAAAGACTTTCAACAGCACAACAAAGCGTTAAAGACATAGCCCGTTACAACAATCCAGGAACAGACCCTTTTAACACCAGACAAATAACACTGAAAGAGCTGCAACAAGCCCAGGTCAACGCCAGAACAACTGCGGGTAAAAAAGCAAGATTTTCTCGCTCAGGAATGTCTAGACAAGCTTATTTCATGGAAGGAACAGAGAACGCTTCAAGTAGAGTGGTGAATTTGTCCAAAACGGCACGGAGGTTTTGAGGCAGTCGATGAATTGACCGGTAGCAGAACCACACTGAACAATACTCTCGGGTCAAGTTTGTACGGATCAGATCAAGTCACCCCAGGCAGAAGCGCAAACATTCTCGCATCGCAACATAGAGGTCAAATGATGCAAAGAATGCACGGATACATGCAAGGGGCAATGGGGTATGGTAGAGCCGGAGGGTTAAGTGGTCAAGCATTGGCCGGGGCGCAATCAGCGGCCAGAGACATGCAGATGTTGATGGACGCAATGGATGGAAGAGGAGTTGCCGCCAGATCTGGATTCTCTACGCGTGCCGCAAGGTTGAGCGAAATGCAGACTACGGGCAGGTCTTTCCAAATGACTGGAAAAGAGTTGTTAGATGATATAACTAAAGTTGGAGCAGAGAACGCACGGATCATTCGCCAGAAATGGAGCACTTCGTTCCAACGAGCAAATACTCAGGTCTTTCGATCCATCGAACAGATCCCTCCGTAGAATGGGAATAGACACCGCCGACGACGCTTCAATGAGAGCTTTTTCAAGAACCACCGTGGATGACGTATTCACGATGACACTTAATCCAGGAGGAGGAGGAGTCGTCACGAACAGCAGGTTGGCTTCTGGCAGTGGTGCGATGAGGCCAGTTACGTCCGAAATAGCAGAAGCAACCGCTGGAAGAGTCGCTGGAAAAGAAGTGGCAGAAGAAGCCTTGGAAAAAGGCCGGAGCAAACCTGTTCAAGATGTATGGGACAAAAGGTGGATTCAGTGCTCTTGGCACAAAACAAGGAGCAAAACTGGCTTTGGCAAGATATGCCATGCCGGCAATGAGCATAGCAAATCCAATACTCACCGCACAGGCAATATATGACATATCAAAACTCGTCGCCACAAAAGTCATAGGTGGAGGAGCAAAACTTGCAAGAGACGCAATGAAATCCATGCAAGGAACGATAAACAAACCGGCATTTGGAATGGGATACGTAGACAACGAAGTGGCGGCAACTTCGAGGGCCAGAGGAGTAATGGCGATACAAAATTCAAGATTGAACGCAAGAAGCACCTTAGGATCGGAAGGCGGAATGCTCGCCGCGCATTTTGGTTAAAAGTATGACTAGTCTAAAACAAAAAACAAAAAAATTCAGAGAAAAACTAGAAGCTCTTCCAAAAGAAGATCTCATAGAGATACTAAAATCTCAAGACCTTGAGACAGTAAAACAAATAAACAGAATAGAATGGGTTTTTGAGAACAAATTGTCGCACCTAGCTTGGGCTGACGGAACTCAGGTTTCTTCGAGGCCTTTGACCAACAGAGAGCTTTCTCTTTTGGTCGACGAACCTTTCGAGGTTGATTCGAATTTGTTGAGCGCCGGTTTGTCCGCCGAGCAGCAAAAACAAATTCACATAGCAAAAGATCCCTGTTTGTGGGCAAGACACTTTCTCAACGTAGAAACCAGAGTTTATCAAACTTTGATATTAAGAGATCCTTCCTTGAGAAAAGTCCTCAGAGCAGGACGACGTCTTGGAAAAACTTTTACTATGGCCGTCTATCTACTGCACTACAGTTACACTCACAAAGACGGACGATGCCTGGTCGTGGCTCCAATGAAATCGCACGTAGAATTGATATATCAAGAAATAGTCAGGCTGGCATCAAAAAGTGACATAGTTTTTTCTTCGATAACCAGAAAAGTAACGAGCCCCCAGTTCATGATACAGTTCTCCAACGGTTCGACGATAAGATTCTTCACTTCCGGAATGCGATCTGGAGGAAAGTCGGACGTTGCTCGTGGACAAGAAGCTCACGTCATCGTTCTTGACGAAATGGACTACATGCACAACGATGACCTTGACGCTTTGTACGCCATGCTTCAAAAAACCGCTGAAGACCAACCCGACAAAGTTCTTATTGGAGCGTCTACTCCCACTGGTAGAAGAGAAAAGTTTTGGGAGTGGTGCAGAAACGCAAGATTTAAAGAATTTTGGTTTCCTTCGTATGCCAATCCGTTTTTTTCAAAAGAACAAGAAGAAGAATTCAGGGAACAATATTCGGCGATGGGGTACAGGCACGAAATAGAAGCAGACTGGGGAGAGGACTCGGAGGGGGTTTATCCAAGAAAGTTCGTTGACAACGCTTTTGCAAACGATGGATGGTCTTATGTTCCCGAGATAACTTCCGCAAGAAGTTTTCATGTCATGGGAATAGACTGGGACAAATACGGTGCCGGAACCAACATAGTCGTACTGGAAGTGTGTTCGAGCAACTATGAACAAGATCAATTCAAGGACAAAATAAAAATATGCCACAGAGAAGAAATACAAAAGTCAGAGTACACTTTGACAAGAGCGGTTGAAAGAATAATAGAACTTAATTCGATACTGAATCCCAAGCATATTTACGTAGACAGAGGTTTTGGAGAAGTTCAAGTCGAATTGCTGCACAAACACGGAGTCGAAAATCCTCACACAAGACTAAGAGAAAAGGTCAAAGGGTTGAGCTTTGCCGAAACCATTGACGTCAGGGATCCTTACACGAAATTGATGATAAAAAAAGAACTTAAACCGTACATGGTGGACAATCTCAGGCAGTACTTGGAAAGAGGCCAACTTTGCATTCCGTCCACGGACGATGAAATGTACATGCAGTTGATTTCTTACGTGGTGGTGAGAACGACTCAAACCGGAAGACCGGTTTTTGAAGCCTCTGGTTCGGCCGTCGACCACGCTCACGACGCTCTGCTACTGGCTCTTTTGGCAGTGGCAGAAAACTATGGAGAATTCAGCAAATCGCGTCCTGCTACCAACATAGAAAGCGTTTCCAACAGTTTCTTTATTCCTCAACAACAATTCATTAATTCCGAGAAAGAATCCGAAGGCAAGCCCTCTACAAGTAGAGTTGATAAATTAAAATATGATAAAATGAAAGTTCGGATTCAGAAAAAAATCAACAAAAATCGTTAAAAGAAATATGTTCTAAAGGAATAAAAGATGTCCGTCAATACCCCTAACACTCCTGGTTCGTCAAATCTATACAGTTATGACGTCAAGCCCGAAGTTGATTCTTTGATAGAGGAAAATATCACAAAAGACGGGACGAAAGAATTCGTAAACCTGATGACGTCCAACGAACTGTCTTCGGTTGGTTTTAGCAAAGTTCCGATAGTTTCCGTTAAGTCAGAGTTGTTTTCGGCCTACAACACCCTGCAAAGAATCATGATGGAGCTTGAAGACTTTTTTTTGATAACGAACGTCAAAGCAAGTCTGACTCCGTCTCTGCAGGAGGCACATTACCAAGTTTGCGACGAAGTAATCGGTAACAGGACGATGGCAAGTCCGGATCATATCAGCTACGAGGAATACAAATATTGCAAGAAAAGCAGGACACGAGCTTGCAGGCTGCTACTCAACGAGTACGATGTTTTGATAAGCAAAACGGCAGTCGGCTACAATTACGACATAATGGCGGTGTACGAATGCATTATGGAAGAAGTAAGGCAGTTGATAAATTTCATGGACAAAACAATAGGGGAGGAATATGACGATGAAGTCGAGCAAACTTTATCAAAGGAAATTTTTTATTGGGCAAAATCATACAAAGAATATACGCAGCTCTTTGCCAAGGAAATCCTCTCGATTTCACCAGAAATTCCAGAAGCCGAAATGGATTCTATCAACAAAGTCCAAGCAGCGCAATTTAAAGCATTTTTTTCGATCAAAGTAAACTCGTACAATTCCGAGATAAAAAAATTGATGCGGCCTCCTCAAAAGAGAATTGGTGGACACGTGCGAGATGTACTACATGAATTTTTTGAGTCCGGCGGTGAAGTCAAGAAGTTTGATGGCCTATCCTTTGGAGTTGGCATTGTTGTCCACTGGAATGAAAAAAAACGCACCTATCCTTTCCGGAGAAGTGGTAACGGCTTCCTCCACTATCAACGGAAACTTGGCGTCTTTGTTGGCAGATTTCAAACAACGAAAGATAAACACCGAAAACAGGCTCATGGGTCTGCTGGCGATGATAAGGGAAAAAAGGAAGTACGTTTCTTACACCATGCAGATGGAAGAAAAATGCGGCAGGCAGAACACAGCTGTTTTCGTGGACCCCAACAACACGTACTTTGACGCGGTTTTTGTCGAAGCGGTGGTGGATCAAGAAAAAAGAGAAACCTTGAATTCAAGCCACAAATACTTTTCTGATCTTGGAGAAGATCACCATCCCCAGTATCTTTTGAGGTCCGGAGGAGAGATATCCGGGGATCTTACGATGGCTCCTGACGTCATGATAGCCGGAGTGAACATACCCACTCACTCTCACAGCGGTTCCGACGGAAGCGCCAGAATAAAGGCAAGTTCTATAGACTATTCGCAAGACAGGAACTCAGTGGCGGAAATAGACCCTGAAAAAATATTCATAGAAATAGACAGCTTCAGCGAAAAAATAACGCTCGCCGGAGATCCGCTGGTGGATACGACCGTCAGCGTCAAACTGGACCAAGACATAGAAGACGACAAGTATGAGATAAGAATAACGTACACGGAACTTGAAAAAGAAGAAACGATACAATGACATGCCCATAGACATCAGTGATTATCCGATAATAAAACCGATCAAGCCGAAGGACATTCAACGGTTACGAGATACGGCGGCAGTTTGGACGAAACGTTGCTGGTCACCGTTACCGACGGTGCAAAACTGCATTGGTTGGCTGCAGCAGCATGGAAAGCAATGCGCCAAGCTGCACAGAATGACGGAGTAGACTTGAGGCCATCAAGCGCAAACGACGGATACAGGACTTTTGATTCGCAGCTTCAAAATTTTTTCAAACGATATCAAATTCAACCGAACGGAAATCCCACCAGAATATACGACGGAAAAACTTGGTACCTAAAAGACGTTGATCCGGACACCGGCAGGACTCCGGCGCAACTTGCGTCTCCGCGGATCAAGCTGGCATAACTTTGGTCTTGCCATAGACGTTAACATAGGTATCCCAGGAGTGCGAGAATGGTTGGTGCAAAACGCTTTGGACTACGGGTTTGCTTGGGAACTGGTTCCTTCAGAATTGTGGCACATAAGATACTTTACCGGCGACAAACCAACGGAATTAGTAAAGAACTACATGACTGCCAACAACATAGTTTCTCCAGTGCAATTGGATTCGTCTTCCACCTTCAGCGCCGAGCAGAAAAAGCCGACTGCGAATTGGTTCAGATACATTCCTAGAGACAAAGTGGACACGGTCGGCAACAACAAGTATTTGGTTCCTCCCGCTAGAGTGGGAATAACCGTTTCCTCTCCGTTCAAAGATGTGCCGCAGAACTCCTTGATGTTTTTGTCGAGTTCGCAAACCGCTTTGCTCAAATCAGTTATAAAAAGCACCAACGGTTCGGCACCGTTGAAAATCGAAGACGATCACTCTTACGTCGTGGTGTACAACAAAAAACTTCCGAACGGTACTTATTTTTTCAAAGCGCTCAAGACCGCATTCAAAGAGGACATACTGTACTTTTTGAGCGCCGAAGACCATCCAGCAGGTCAATCAATATCAGGGAGATACCATTTGTATTTCGGACATTCTTATCTTAAGTATGTTGACTTGATAGTTTCGGGTGCAAACATATCAAAATACGGTCAGGCTTCAAACTCCAAAATATCGAACGTATTGTCCACCGTTAGCTCAAATTCAGACAACAACATACTGTACAACTTCAACACTAGGACCATGGAAAACTACTTTACTACAGTGGACGCAGAAGACGAGACATTCGATGATTACGGTGCTTTTTCTTATTACAACTCTGACACTGATTGGTTTGGTTACTCTTCTTCCGTGGTGGGGGCAAAAGTGGTCGGATATTTTACCGGACCAGCGATAAGAATAAAAGCGTCCAAGAATCCGGACGCCGGAAAAATTTTGTTGAGAATATTCAATACTTCAAAAGAAATAGAAGAAGCAAATCGTAACGTTGACAGAATAAGCGATGATTTGAAGCTAAGAATAGTCGAAACCGAGTTGCACGAAGAAAGCCAGCTGATAGACTTATATTCGCCGAGCAGCGTCGATGAGGTCATATACGAAAATTATTTTTTGAGCGATTCAGGAACTTACTATTTTTTGATAGAAGTAGTTCCGCAGGACAACCCTAATTCCAGGGGTTCCAACGTAAAATTGGTGGATTTCCAGTATTTGAAATCTTACTTTTTGACATCTGGCAGGATTGAATTCAATAGATCATCGGTATTCGTGTGAGGAGAATGAAATGACCGAAGCAAGACAAATAATACCCGATTTGGAAACATCCAAAAAATATTTGATAAAAGCAGAAGTTATAGACAAGAACTTGGGCGTAGCTGTCGGCCAATCCGTCGCCGTGATCGAGACGCCGGCAGACAGCACGATACCTGATACGATCGACTCGACCACTCCGGGAGCATTCCTGTTGTTCAGTAACTCAAAATCGGTCATGTTCAGATTCAACGCTCCGTTGGCCAACGACATAGCCGGATACGACTACGAGGTGTATGCCACCAACAGTTTGAGCGGTACGCTTCTTGCCTCTGGAGAAAGTTACACGACCGTGTTCACCGTGATATTGAGCGGTTCAGAAACGACTCCTTCTGATTTAGAAGGCTCGCCAAAAGTTTTTTACGGAAGAGTCAGGGCTTTTGATACAACCGGAAATGAAGGCCCATGGACTCCGCTGATTGCTTCGCAACCAACGTTGATTGATTCGGCTGAAATAACAAGTTTGACCGCTTCAAAAATAAAAGCAGGAACCATAACTTCCAGTATCATAAATCTCGACGGAGCCAATTCGGTCATCAGGTCGACCAACTACGTTTCCGGAACAGACGGATGGGCGATACGAGGAGACGGAACAGCCGAGTTTTCCGCAGGAGTGATCAGAGGAACCGTCAAAGCCGGATCGGTGTTCATCGACGCGAACAACAGATGGAAATCCGACGCCACGGGAGCCACCATAACCACTCCCGAATTCAAGGTTGGATCGAGCAGTCAGTACGTGAGCTGGGACGGAACGAATCTTTCCATATCAACGACAGGAAACGTGAGCATAGGTTCCGGTTCAAGCTCAATGGTTTGGAATGGAAACACTTTGACGGTACAAGGTACTTTGAGATTTCCTGATGGTTCCGCTCCGGGAACTTTTAACAATGGAGATCCAATAACGGATGGAACAATAGCAGGTTTAACCATAAATTCTTCAAAGATATTTTTTGGAACAGGAACCTATGGCAACAACAACACTTCTTTTTATGTGGACAACGCTGGTAAGTTTTCCTTGAAAGACAAACTTACATGGGACGGAAGTCAGCTGAGTATCACTGGTAACGTTGTCATTACTGGCGGTTCTACTTTGACAGACATACAAATCGCACAAACCACGGCAAACAACGCTTATTCAACTGCTAATACAAAAATAACAGCTGGCGGTGCAGCATTTGATATTAATAATAACGCAACAACAATTAGCGGAAATAAGATCACAACAGGAACAATAACCGCAGACAGAGTTGCTGCTGGATTCATAGATGCATTTAACATTAATGCGAATAATATCACAGCAGGAACAATTAGTGGTAGAAGAATAGAGTCAGGTAGTTCTTTTTGGGATTCTAACGGATATCTTGAGATTAACGGCTCATACAGTATAGATTATGGGTTATTTGGTACTATATCTGGTGCATATCAAGTGACTACCGGTACGACTGGTAGCAATTCACCGTTTAGGGTTCTTACGTCTTCTAATGGTCAATGTGATATTAACGGAAACTTTTTAAGACTGAATGGTCCATATCGGCGTTGGTGGAATTTATATGAATAATAACTTTACCATTGATCCAAATGGGCGGAATGTATCCTCAGACTGGAAATTATGATCAAACCTTTTTTGTAAAACAAAGTGGTAATGGTGCGGCTTTATCAAGGGTATCTTCAAAAAGAGAACTTAAAAAAGAAATACAAACTTTTTTTGATTTATCTTTGATTGATGAGTTAAATCCTGTTAAATTTAAATGGATTCAAGGATCACCAAATGAGCATGAATTACTCAAACAAAAAAGAGAAAATAATTTCAGCATTGGATTTATAGCAGAAGAAGTAGCTGAAATAAGAAACGGAGAACTTGGAGAATATGAGTTGGTAAACGATACGCTGGTGCCAGCTTTTTATAAAGTTTTTGATATACTGGCTCTTGCAGTCGCAAACATTAAAGACCTTAGAAAAAGAGTCGCAGAACTTGAATCAAATCGATGAAGTTGCAAAACATGAAAACAAAATGGTATAATTGGAGAATGTCAAGAATAAGCAATAAGCCGAATTGGCAAAGCGACAAATTTGATCATACGCATATTCATGATGACGATGATTTCAAATACGCAGAGGAACAGATGGACAAAAAAAATACTGAAAACAATGAAATCACCAAACAAGTCGAAGAACAAAGACAAGCCCAGACTGGATTGGATATGAATCTTGTGGTGGCTTGTTTTCAAGAAAAGTTGGCTCAACTCACCACTGAGCTGGTTGTCAAAGAAGCTACAATAAAACAACTAACAAATATAATCAATTCAATGAAAGGCGATAAGTGATCATGTCAGACTTAAAAAATGGTAACAATACGAGCAGTGACCCAAAAACTGAATTTAAAGTTGAAATTATTATCGGTGACAAGAATCTTTCTTATAGAAGTGATTTTACCGAATCTGAGACGATTTTTTGGCTTGAAGCAGTCAAAAAGTTAATAATTGAAAAAACTTTTGAAGCCGCCGGCTTGTCTGAAAATAACGCATAATTTCAAACATTAAACTACTATAACGGTGGTGTTTGATAGGTGGTATTAAATGAAAGCTAGAGCATATCTTCCTTTTGGCGGGCTATCGTCAGATCAGGACGTCGCCGAAAAACTCTTGAAACCAGACGAGATCAGGAGTATAGGTAGAAGCTTGAAAGTCGCGGCATTGGCCTTGGGTTTTAGGGGTACGACCTATTATTACGGCAACAGGGCTGCGTTCGAACCTTCTCCTTACGACTTCAATAGAATAACTCAAGCTTGTGACACGGATGGCTACGTAAAGCAAGCAGTTTCAAAATATAGGGATTTATTTTGGAAAGAGGGATGGGAGATAGTAGGAGAAAATCCTGACGCAGTTTCTTATCTTTACAGAAGAATAGATCTGTTTGAGATGACGATGAAAAGACCGTTCTCTGAATTTTTAATGGAAGTCTCCGATCAATTGATCAAGTACGCCAACGTCTTTGTCGTCAAGGCAAGAGCAAATATTTCCGATTATACAAAAGACAAGATAAATCCAATATCAGGAACTGATCCGATAGCGGGTTTTTATTTGATACCGACCGAACAGGTTTACATTCTTCGAGACAAACACAACAGACCAAAGGCATACCAACAAGCAACAGATCCGCTGACATACTCCCCAAATGACAAAGACCCTGTTTGGTCCGCGGATAGAGTCATACATATAGCATTTGATAAAAAACCCGGCAGAGCGTTCGGTACTCCATTTTTGGCTTCGGTACTAGATGACGTCATCGCCCTGAGGCAGATGGAAGAAGACATACAAAATCTTGTCCACAGGGAACTTTTTCCGCTCTACAAATACATCATAGGAACCGCGGAACAGCCCGCCGAGCCAGAAGAAATTTCTAGGGCTGCGGCAGAAATAGAAAACTTGAGAGCAGAAGGTGGGCTCATTCTTCCCTATAGGCATGATGTCGATGTGATAGGTGCAAACAACGAGGCCCTCGACGCTTCGTCATATTTGAATCATTTTAAAGAAAGAGTTGCGGTTGGTTTGGGCGTTGCTCCGCATCATCTTGGTATGGTTATGAACGGCGGAAACAGATCGGTGACCGATAGATTGGACGCTTCGTTTTATGATAAGGTCAAGAACATGCAAAAGACGTTCGCTGATTTTATCAGAATAAACATTTTTAACGAAATTCTTTTTGAAGGAGGCTTTGATCCGTTGGAGGATACCACGGGTTCCTCTGCATCCGATCGATGCTTCCTCAAGTTCAAGGAAATCGATGTCGATACGCAGGTCAAAAAAGAAAATCACATTATTCAAAAATACGTGAACAACTTGATTTCATTGGACGAAGCAAGATTGCTTCTAGGTCTTGACCCAAGTATCAACGAGG